GGAAGCAATCGGTAAATTAGGATATGAGATTAGATCATTGGAATATAAAGATGAACTAACAAGTGAAGAGTTATCTAAGTTGAAATCACTAAAGCAAGAGTTTAGTGAGAAAGCTAAAGATAGACATGAATTTATTCATGAATATGATGCAGTAGTTTTCCTATCAAATGAGTTAGAAAAACATAAGGATAGTAAATTTAAAATTACTGGTCGGGTTGAGTATCAAGAATACAAAGGTAAATTTGTTCGTAAGTTCAAACCAGAAGTTATTGAAATTGTATCAAATGAAACTCCTTCAAAACTTAGAGCAGTGTATGACGTTTTCTTTACAAAAGATGCGTTGGATGAGAAGGATTTTAAGGAAGAGAAAAAGATTTACGTTGATGGTTATGTAATTGCTTATGATGGAAAAGCAAAGAAAGACCAATTCTTTCCACAGCAATTCATTATCAATGCAGCAAAACTAGATATGGAAAATGAAATGCATGTTAAAATGTTAGAATTTTATAAGAATCAGTTTAATGTAAAAGGTAAAGGTGTACATCATCTACAATGGGAAGTTAGTATCTTTAGAGGTGCTGACCAAGTAGAATTTACATACAATGATTTAACACAGAAACAAAAGGAAGCAATTGAATTTGGATGGAATAAACTTGAGGATTTCACTCCTAAAGGTGGAATGCTAGGGGAAACAACAGAAGAATCTAGATTACTAAAGCCTACCCTTGTTAAAGTAAACGATGATAACGACTTCCGAGAAGGTGCTGTAGAAAGTCCATATGAACCTGATGATTTAATGTATGTTCATGTTGAAAGTGAAAAGAAAGAAGAAAATAAAAATAACGCAACAGATTTGCCTTGGAATAATGAAGGTGACTCAAAACCAAAAGTTGAAGTAGAACTAGATGATTTGTTTTCATAATTCTAAAGAGGAACTATCTCCTCTTTAGATATAAAAATAACATGTAACTGAGTGATGGTAATGTACAATGTATATTTGATTAAAAATTTAATAACTTGGGATTTATATGTTGGTGTTACTTCTAACTTAAAAGATAGATGGAGAACACATAGAAGTATAGCTACCAATCCGAATAGCCCAAGTTATCACAGACCTTTATATCAAGATTTCCGAGAGTATGGATTAGATAATTTTTCTTTTGAGGTATTAGAATCAGAAATAACGGATGAAACTCTAGCCCTTGAAATAGAAAAGTATTGGATTGACAGATTGAAAACAAAATATCCAAACGGACATAATCTCACTGATGGCGGAAAAGGAATTAAAGGTCATTTTGCAAATGACGAAATAAGAAAAATACGAAGTGAATCAACTATAGGCATTCCTAAACCTGTTGGATTTGGTGAGATTGTTAGTAAAGCTCAAGGAAAAGGTGTGTATATGATTGATAAAGCTTCAAGCAGTATGCTAAAAGAATTTATTTCCACGCACAAAGCAGCAGAATGGATCAGAGAAAATACAGATTATAAAACGGCTAACTTTAGTAAGATTGCAGCAGTTTGTCGTGGGGATAGAAAATCCATTTATGGATTTAACTGGGAGTATAAAAATAAAGGAGTCGATATTAATGAGTAAACTATGGAAAAAGAATGAAGTTAAGGTTGACATCGCAAGTTATATGCATTATATCCGTGGAGTAAAGAAAGTAGGTAAGACGACTTTATTTAGGGATATCGTTGATCACATTTCTAATGGAGACATGAGTAAAGGACTTCTTATCTCACTTGGGGATGAGGATGGATTTAAGGCATTAGAAGGGTTAATTGTGGCAAATGGAAGTACATGGGGTGACTTTGTAGAAATTGTCGATGAGTTAGTTAATAATAAGGCAGATAATGACTTTCAATTTATCGGTTTAGATACCGTGGACGAATTGTTCAATATTGCAGTTGATGAAGTACTTCGTTTACATAAGAAAAAATATAATGAGAAGTGTGAAACAATCAATAGTGCATTTGGTGGTTACGGTGCAGGAAGAGAAAAACTGAAAGAACTTGTACGTGAGCAAGTTGCTCGAATCAAGAATGCTGGTTATGGAGTGTTTGCTATTGGTCATACGAAATTACGTAATGTAAAAGAGAAGGGTAAAAATGAAGAATATCAACAACTCACAACGTCTCTTAATTTTGATTACGATTCTGTAATTGCCGATAAAGCAGATATCATTGCGACTATTTCGATTGATAAGGATATTATTGATGTTCAGGATATTGATGTTGGTGGTAAGAAGAAAAAAGTTGGATCTATTGGGGGAGTTACTAGATGGATTCACTTTAGAGATGACAATTTCAACGTAGATTGTGGAGCAAGATTTGATAATATCGCACCTAAAGTAGAGTTGTCTGCTGAAAATTACATTCAAGCAATTGAAGATGCAATTAAATCGTCAGCTAATGGTAAGTCTGAAAAAGAGATTGCACAAATGAAAAAGAAAGAAGTACAAGAACGAGAAGAAAAAGCAAAAAAGCAAGTTGAAGAAGAAAACAAAGTAAATGTCGAAGAAAACGCCAAACTAACTGAGGAAATTAGAACTGGTTTTGGTTCTGCTTCTGATGATACAAAAGTAAAAGTTAAAGAAGTAATGGCTAAGTATGGAATTACTTCACTTAAAGATACGGATGAAACACCAACTGAAGCATTGCGTCAAATTGCTAAGTTGTTGAAGTAAATATCATAAGGGGAGTGGAGTCATTCCCCTTTTTACCTTATATTCGGCAGGTGATCTTATGAGTAGGAAATGTAAATGTTATGTTTGTAAAAAAGATGGAACAACTGATACGTTTTTCAGAGTAATCAATGAAAAAGGACAGAATACATATTATTGTAGCGAAAGTGAGTATAATCTTTCTGTAGAAAACAAAGTAAAAAGAAAAGACTTATTAACGTTTGTAGCAGAAGAAGTGTTGAACTATGAAGATGGTCAAATTGTACCTCCAGTGATGGTTAAAAAGATAGGTAAATTAAATGAGTTTTACGATTATGATGTAATCAAAGAATGTTTCAACGTATGCAAGGGAGATATTCAATATTGGATGTCTGCCAAATCATTTGATAGTGAGTTTGGAATGGCTAGTTACATCATGAAGATTATAGAAGGTAAAATCAATGATGTATACAACAGATATAAACATATCAAAAAACAAGAAGTAAAACAGGAGAATTCGAGCATTGATCTTTCAATTAATGATATTGATGTAAAAGTTACTAAGAAGAAAAATAATAATATCATGAATTTCTTAGATGACGAGGATATATAATTAATTTAAAAGTATAAGAGATAATGGTGTAAGGGATGGTTTAAATTGGAATATAGGGGAATTGAATTGTCTGAAAGTGTAAATTATTACAATAAGGACAAACGATCTGAATCAGTTAATCAAAGAGTTAAAAATAGTTTAGACAGATTAATTGATTTATCTAATTTTAATAATCATAAGATATTGAGTAAGTATTACAATGAAAACACCAAGATATTAATTGATTTTAATTGTAATCATCAACCACATTGGATTACTCCTGCTAAGTATAAACAAGGAAGGGGCTGCCCTACTTGCGGTAATAAAATAATATCGGAAAAACAAAATGAACGAGCAAAAAATGAGTTTCTTTTATTAGTTAATAATAAAGGGCATTCACTTAAAAGTGAGTACATTGAAGCAAAGTCAAAAGTTCTTATAGATTTTAATTGTGGACATAAACCTCATTGGGTTTCCCCAAATAACTATAAAAAAGAAATGGGAAGTGGATGTCCTAAGTGTTCAGGTAAATGTCCAGAACAAGCTAAAGAAAATTTGATTAAGTTAATCGAATTAAATAGTCATATAATTTTGAGTGAATACAAAAACGGACATACTAAAGTCTTAATTGACTTCAATTGCGGTCATAATCCTCATTGGATTCTACCTAGTAAATATAAAGATAGAATAGGTTGCCCATTATGTTCAGAGTCAAAAGGAGAAAAAAGAATTCGAAAATGGTTAGAATATTATAATTTAAACTTCGAATCACAAAAAGAATTCGAAGGGTTACTTGGTTTGGGTAGTGGAAAATTATCGTATGATTTCTATTTAACTAAACTAAATACATTAATAGAGTACCAAGGTGAGTTTCATGATGGGACTGCATATCAACAGACTAAAAAGGAATTCAAAATTCAACAAGAACATGACAGACGTAAACGTGAATATGCTAAATTTAAAAACATTGAATTGTTAGAAATATGGTATTGGGATTACGAAAATATAGAAAGTATTTTAGAAGAATATTTTAAAAAAGAGGTGATTCAATGAAATCATTAGATGAATATCCTCAAATTTTAGTTCAAAATCGAGAGATGTTAGAAGCTAACTTCATTTTTTGTCTTTGGAAAAATGTTGACCTGTTCTACGACTACGAAAAGGAAGTACGAGCAGACAGGGATTTGTTAACAGAGGACGGCATTTTTTATTATTCTTTAGCTTATGAAATGTTCAAGTTAGGTTATAAAAGTTTTGATGACGCTAGTATTTACAGTTATGTAGACGGTAAGGAAATCCTCAAGAATGGATTCGAAAGACGTGGTGGCTACAGAACTGTTGATGAAATTAAGAGGATTCTCAATGAAGATAACGTTGAAACATATTACGATGAACTTGTCAAAAACAACATGTTATTAAAGCTAACTGATAAAGGTTTCAACGTGGTCAATGAGATAGATAAGTTCAAAAAGATGACCAGTGTTCAGTTGTATAATTACTTCGAGTATCAACTAGATAATGTATTTCTAAATAGAGGTGCTGGGGTAAAAATTGAGGATTTGGACATTGATGATGAATTTATAGATGCCTGTAATGCAGGTGAAGAAATGGGACTAAGTTACGCCAGTGCGTGTCCATTGTTAAACTTTCATACTTTGGGATTACATAAGGCAAATGTTCAAATATTTGCAGGATTTTCAGGAACCGGAAAGACCAGCTTCTGTATGAATTCATACGTGTTTCCCATTTTAGATCAAGGTGAAAGCATCACGATTATCGCTAATGAGATGAACAAACGTGCTTGGCAACATATATTTATAGCTACAATACTAAGCCATAAATTGAATTACTTTGGTCTTCCTAGAAAGAAACAGAAGATGGGAAATATGAATGATGAGCAATTAGCAAAGATGAAAGAAGCTAAAGCATACTATGATAAGCACTATAAAGGTAGAATTAAATTTGTAAAGATATTCGATTACAGCATTGAAGATGTAAAAAAGATTATAAGAAAAATGTCTAAGCAAGGTTTTGGATATTTCATGTACGATACTTTTAAAGCACAAGATGCTGCGTCTGCTACTGTAACTGGTGAATTAATTGAAGCATCAAAACAGTTATTACAGGTTGCTGAAAAAGAAAATGTAGGCATTATCATTACTATGCAGTTAGCAATATACATGGAAGGTACAAGATATTTAACATCAGCCACATTGTCGAATGCAAAAGGAGTTAAAGAAGTTGTGTCTGAATTAGTTCTCACTAGACCTTTGTGGGATGATGAATTCCCAAATGAAAAGTATGATGTTAAGCCGTTTAGGTATAAAAAAGACAGTAATGGTAAGTTCACAAAAATTAAAGAAGAAATTACATTATCACCGGATAAAAAATATAGATTAGTATTTCTAGACAAAACAAGGAATGATGAAGGTGATGTAGTGCTACTTTATCAATTTGATGGATCTTGGAACAAATGGACTGAGTTGGGCTACTGTACACCTAAACATCAAAGGTAGGGGTTACATGGATGTTTATGGCTTAAAGCAACACATCATTAATAATCCAGAA